CCCTGTGGCGAAGACGCCTTCTAGTGGCGTAGTGACTTCAAGTAATAGTTCACAGCCCCCTGTACTTAACGGAACTTTGCCGCCGAAGTTCGTTAGATCGTTAGCTGTAAACCGACTTGGAACCATCAACAAACTTCAAGAACGAATTCGGTCTTATAAGATTGATGTGCCAGCAGATATGTATGACGCGCATGATGATATAGTCCGGTATCTCCGCCCTTCAGCGTTTCGTCGTGTCGATGACCGACCTAATTGCCATCTCGAGCGTGAGCATGCTGTAGACAACTCATTTATCCGTCCATACTGTCGTCGCGTCGCCATATCTGAGATCGTCGATCTGTCCGCCTCTATTGAGAGACCGCGTGTCTTAGACATGTATGGTTCTCTAGAGAATTATGAGTTGGTATCGACTCTACTTCCAGAACTGGAGTGGGTCTTTCACCATACTTCTATAACCTCTAAAGATAAAGCGCGTGAGAGATTGATGGGTCTGGACAACACTTATGTTGTTCCCTCAAAGATTGGTATGCCCTGTGTTGGTTCTGTTTGTTGCAACATTGCACCATTTCTTACTCGTGAGTATTTTTCGACAATATTGATCCAGGATGTTCAGCAAGCTTGTGCTTCTCGCGCAGCTATTACTGAATACGTTAGGCGGGGTCTTAGTGTTGTTGTCATTCTCCATTGTATGAATGGTTTTATGGGTTCCTCTGGTTACAACGGCTATTTCGTTAAGACTGGTGATGGGTATCGCAATTATGCCCATTTAGGTCGTGACTATCTACCCTATATTGATAGTCAAAGTTGTGAGTGGATGTTTGAATCTGATGGCGATCAGGTGATGTTATGGTCCGGAAAACACATTTATAACAATGTGTATGTGGTGACTTTTGTGGCTAACGACAATAATTGTCGTCATGTTAAACGTGATCTTGTGGTTGAGGTTCAGGAGGTTGAATTTTCCCTTTTGAACCGTCAGTCCTTCTGGCCTTGGTTTAGACGACCAGGTTTGGGGGACAATGTGTACACTGATAGTCTGGGGGGAGCAGCTTCCTCCAAACAATTGGTTCACTACAAGATTGCAAATAAAGTTGCTGTCAATTTCTGTTCTAAGAGCACCCTTGAACGCATTGGACGAGATTTATACCGCGATGTGGTGACTGAAGTTTCCAAACTTCCTTACTATCATGATCTTTGCGCTACCCATCCTTTGGAAGCGTCAAGATTAATGGTTGGTACTGGTATCTATGCTGAGCGTATTGCCTGCGACAACTTTTATAAGTTTGTTGAAGGTATACAGCAAGGCAATGAGAAACGAGGGCTGAGTATATCTTGGCTCCGTAATTCTCAGGTTACTAACTCCATGTTCAACGGTTGGAATAGGTATTTGTGGGGACTATTGTTCTTGCTTATATTCATCCCTCTTGTCCGTTTCTGTGGTCTGACTTGGTTTTTCCGGGCTTGGATCCATGCCACAGATTTCACTCTCGTTGTTGGTTGGTATTTTGGATATATCCAGTTTCTTCTGGTGATTGCGTCTTTTTCCGTTGTCATATGGTATTGTCATTCTCATCGTGAGATGATACGCCGACACGCATATCGCATTACACGAAGACATTTTCCGATGTTTGTACCTTTCTTCCCTGAAGATTTGTCCTACATTGAGGAGGGTAATTCCATGTATACCGGATATTTCGATCGTAGTGACCCATTCCCAACTTTTGAAGGTACACGTGTACTCGATTTAGGGTCGTTGAAGGTTAAGCGCGCTGTGGTCACTGTTGAACCTGCGGCGCGCGAGGACTGGGATGAACACTTGGAAGACTGTGATGTAAAAGTTGACGGTGTATTTTCGAAGATTGATGAGGAAGGACGGTTATGTTATGTTGCTGATCAAAGTGAACCTGAACAATTTGTATATCTTATTGGCCCAGTTTTCGCTCCTAATAACTACATACATACAGACGCCAACTACCAGCATCTTCTCAATGATATGGTTTTAGCACAACCCTATGATCCCGAAGAACAAAGCGGGATGTTGGAATATTGGGGTTTGGGCTTTGACAGGTTCGTTGAGAATAATGATGGTGTCATTGAAATCGATTTTGAGCGTAATATGGAATGGTGTCGTAATTCAGCGAAGAGCACATTGTATACGCGAGTTCTACATGAGACTAGACATTATATGTTTAGCGATTTTGAACAGCGCAATAGGAAGACTATTATGTCGCCTAAACACAATGAAGCCTCACCGAAGACGCCCATGAAAGTTCGTTCCATTAGTGCACCAGATACCAGCATTGTGGTTTATGTTGGTCCGTACGTTGATGAAGTTTTTAAGCGCTTTAAACAGCAATATGCACGTATCACTGATTTTTATTGTGAGATTATGCCTTATCGTGATGAATTACAGCCTAGTTTACTTACTCCAGTGGTCAATTTCTATGGCCATTATGGTGGGTGCTTTGACCACCCCACTATTCCGGATGATGTTTGTTTGGGTTATGTTTGGCAATCGATGATGCAGCTCGCACCTGGTGATTGGCATAGCGTTGTTGCAGGAGACGATGGTGTTGAGGCTTGTTGTCTCTACACTACCGTTGATGGGAAGCGTGTTGCTTTGGACGTGTTTATGGAAACCGACATGACTAGCTTTGACAGGACAGTTAGTTCTCGCATGTTGCATCGCCGCTATGCGGCTATGCGGGCTTATGGTTGCCCTTCTGAAATCATTGATTTGCTCATGCAATCTTGCTCTAACACCATTGAGTGTCGGGGAAAGAATGGTTTCAAAGTGTCAGTCAACCAGCGAGCCTGCCCGCGACAGCGATCTGGGACAAGTGACACATCTTGTGGCAATTCGATAACGCGCTTGGATGTTGACCGTATGGCCAGCCGCTTTTTGTTTTACTTTATGTATGACCTTGAGTTTGAATCTGAAGAGGACGCACGTGACATGTTCTGTGCGGCCTATAAACGGTTCATGCAAAAACTCGGTTTTATTGTAAAACCAATATTGCGACCTAGCATTCTTCATTGCACTTTCCTCAAGGGTAATGTTCTTGAGTGTACCAGTGAGAGTGGTATGCACCTCCGTTGGATCCCCAGCTTTGCAAAAATTGTGAAAATGGGTGCTATCCGCGATGATTTGTCTACTTTTAGTGAGGGTAGTTATGGAAAGTTTAAGGGCAAAACAGCTCTTTATAATCGTCAGAAACTTCGGTTAAGCGAGGTTCTGAATGGTTATCGCCATTATACCAACATGCCACTAGTGACATCTCTTGCGAAAGCTTATCCTAAGCAGAGTGAAAACATCCACACCACTAGTTTCTATACCACACGTGCCAAGGAAGATGTCACTGTGTTGGATTGGGAACCCATGCTGTACATTTATGATCTAGAACCTTCAGAACTTGTTGAACTAGAGGCTATCCTATCTAGCCATAAACCTGGAGTTTTCATTGACCATGCTGTCTTCCGTAAGCTTGGTCGTGAATACGGATTTAACGACTCCTAGTGTTGATAGGGGCGGTTATGCCACCGCCTGGCGGCCTAGCGAAAGTATAATGAGTAGCAAAGCAAACAAAAAGCAGATCGTGTCCGTGGTTGTTAAAGACAAGAAATCAAATAGGAAAAGAAAAAGAAATAATAGTAAGAAAGTTAAGAATATGGAAACTCAAATGATTGTTTCGCGTCCTCTGAATTATGTAGATTCTGAGGGTCATGCGGTGAAACCACGTAAAAGTCGCAAGCAGAAGACGGTTAACCCACGAGGTGTTAAATTGTCTCCCTGCGCCTTGAAATATGCCATATGTATCTCAGACCCCTGGAATCCTAAGGCTCAAGGTGCGTGTGTTCCAAGTTTTCCAGCAAGGAATTCTTATAAGCATTGTTCTTATACCAGATTTACCCTCACAGGTAATTCATCTGGTTTTGCATATGTTCTAATAAGTCCATGCTTGGCAAATACTAGGTCGTATTATTACGCAAGTTCATCGTCTTTTGTTGGTTCTGGTACTTTGACTCTAACTATGGCTGGCACTGGATCTGTCTTGACTCCAGGCACCAATGCTGTATTTATGTCAAGTTTACCTGCCAGTGATGGAGATTTGGCCCCAAATGGTTATACTAACTCAGTAGCTTCTGGGCGTATTTTGTCGGTTGGCGTGTCATGTCAGTATACCGGTTCCGCTGCAAATGCAGCTGGAACACTTGGATTTTTCGTAGATCCATCACATGGTAATCTGGCAAATTTGACCACTGCCACATTGAAATCCAGAATGGAAACAATTGTTCGTAGGGTCACGCAAGCTAAGAACTTTTTCAGTGCTGCTGCCGTTAGTGAGATTGAAACTGACTATGCTACCACGCAATATTCTGCGTTTGGTGCTGGTTCGGGCAACCTCCGTATGGCCTCCATGTACCCATGGAGTAACGCTGAATATTCAGACGTTGCATCATTTGCCACATATGAAAATGGTGGTTGCCCAATGGCTCTCTGGATTGAGGGTGGCGTTAATGGCGCTAGCTACGAGATAGAGATCATTCAACACTGTGAGTATATTGGTAGCAAATTTGAAGGTCGTCTAACTCCTAGCGTTGCTGACCCTGTTGGTTATCAGACAATCAACTCTGCCGCCCAGCGCGTGCAACAAAACCAGTCAACTTCTCGTGATATGACTTTTGGACAGTCTTTTATGGCTGCCCTTAAGGATGTTGCGCAAGAAGCACTACCTGTTGCTGCTAGTGTGATAAAATCACAGCTACGTGGTGGGGTGTCTCAGTATCCGACTCTAGAGTTTTAATAGTCATAATGAGCTGTATAGTTTGATACTTTTATTTCTTGTGCATTACATGTATATTTAATATCATGCTTTTATGTAATTTCCTGTGTCTTTAGATAGATTTCAAATCAAAAACAAAATAAAAATAAAATAAAAACAAATAAAAATTTTCATTTGATTCTTATAACACCACGTTCGTCTAGTACGGGAGAGAATGCACACCTCTCGATATTGTGTGTACCATGACAAGGATCTCGTTGAGT